ATTCTTTAATATCTCCACATCAATTATATTTTTTTCCGTGCTTCTCTCTTTATTCAAGATATTTTGTAGATCTTTTGTGGACCCAACAAAAACGGAATTGTTTGTTTGTTTTACTTCTACTTTAGATCCAGTGGTGTCTTTTGCTTTTTTATGCACATCCAAAACATTATTATTCAAATCTGCCATTGTTTTCAGCAGTATTGCAACAACTTCAAAAGCTCTTGGGCTATCACTTTCAGTAGCAACTTTTAATGCGCTTTCCAATGCAATGTTTCCGCTTCCAATTAAATCTTTTAAATTCGATTGTACTAATTGATAATCTTTTTGAAAATTTTCATTATCAAATGTACCTCCCGCACTTGCCTTTATTTCTTTTGATTCATTTGAAGGCACATTAAAAAAATTAGCTAAATTTTTATTCATAATATATTAAAAATCAAGATTGATTCCGGCAGTCAACCCCTCAATGGCGATAGAGGAAATCTGAGTGACATTTTGAACAGGTCCAAATATATAACTTTTTGCAATAAAATTAAATGAGGATATGTTTACACGACGAGACGAAAGATCACCATCATATTTTTCACTGATGTTATTCGATGTCATCACGATTGGAATTTTTAAATCAGTTTGTGCGCTATTTAATCCTATGTTGATTACGTGTTCTGGATTAAAAAATGGCATTATCTGCTCTACAATCTGCAATGTATCATCTATATGTCTGGTATAAATGTAGAGACTGAAACCAATATTTACAGGTATTTCCTCTGTTATGATGTTTGCATTTAGGCAGCTTCCGTTATTTGGACTTCTTAGTGGAGTGTTTCTATTTCGCCTTCTAGTCGAATCAGGAAGAAGACTAGTCATTATATAACTGAGTCTCGGTAATTGGTTTTCTACACGAATTCCATCATTTATAGAAGATGGTTCCAACAGCCTTCGTATAAATTTTTCTTGAGAAGCATAGGTTATTGGAACTCTGATGGTTAAATCGCTACCACCATCTGGATTGGCATGTGTAACGTAAAGATTGCTGAACAATGAGCCGAATCCAAGAACCAGTTTTCTTAAGTTTTGGTTGTAGTAATAATTAAACATAATTAACCAATAAGTGGATCCGGTGGCAATTCTTGCGTTTTCTTTAGTGACTCTTCTATCGCGTTCAACTCACTTAGGGCATCTTGCATTATTGCAGCAGCATTCAAAGAAGCTCCACCGGGCAGTGGCATTCCAGAAAATTTTATCAAATTTTGCGCCCACTGTTTCTTTAGAAGAGCTGTATAATATTTTAGGAAGACTCTGTCATTCCAAACTTTACCATATTGTGTGGTATCTATTTGAACATAGGCTTCCACCATCAAATAGGTTCCAGCTTGGAGTTTTGTGTAATCTGTTTCTAGGAAAAGCCTATCTGTTGTTTTTGTATATGTAAATGACATTGGGTAGTTGAACACATCATTTACCAATTTAATGTAGCTCATACCTTCCATGTATGCCGCCATTGGGCCAGATGGAAATCCAGATTGATTGAAGTAAAGTCCGAAGAAATCGAACAATGTCATTTGATATCTTAAATCAAACATGTAATCACCGACAACGTTATTTGCTGGTGCATAAACTTTAGATATCGTTCTTATATCTGTTGAAAGTGGCCAAAAGCCAGTATTGCCATTTTCATCAGTTTTGATCTGTGCACCCATCGCTGGGCCAAATTGGGTCGTATCAAAATATCTCTTTTGAACATCCTCACCAGTTATCTTGTATACAAACAGAGCTCTTTCGTTAAAGTCAAAATGGCGTTCATACATATATTCCAGTGCTTCATCAAGTCGATCTTGAGCCTGCAATGGATCTATGTTTACTTGTATAACCGGTGAACCAAGTGACCTAAAACAATAATCTATGAATTCCTGGCGGGTGTTTATTGTTCCCATAAAATTATTTATGAATTCTTTTGATGTTATTAATTTTGTCTAATAACTTGTTTTTTTCTTCACTTTCATTTACCGTAATCTGTATCAATTGTATTGTCTCTGGTTCTAAATTTTCGATATCTTTTTTTCTTTGTCTATCACAATTATCGTAGAAATTGGGATCATAATTTGTAAAACCCGGCATTTTGATCGGGCAATCCAATCTTGGATAATCAAGCTTTGAGTATTCTCCAGCATTTTTAACTAACCAAGTATGTGAAGCATCTCCGCAGCCACATTTACCACAATAAAAAAAATTTGATTTTTTGCTTGCAAAAAGATATCTGCATGGCGGAATAGTTCCATTCCCATAGCATGACATGTATCTTAATTGTTTTGTAAAAGAATCGGTTTTTTGATTTTGTAGGCCACGCGAAGCAACAGCTAACGCAAACGAAACCAATTTTTTAATCATTAGACACTTTCGTATATTACAGTTGTTCCTGCCGGAATAACGTGCTCTTCTATAAATTCTTTATGTGCTTCAGTTATATTGCACTTTATCGTCAAAACAAAATTTCCATAAGAAATTACTTCTGTCGTATCGTAATCATAACCTAAAAGTGTTACCAATACGTATTTTATGGAGTCCGGAGTTCCTTTTTTGGAAAAATAGTTATAGTCAACCTGAATTGAAAATTTTCTAATATTAATCAGTGGAATGTTTAATCCAGAAGCAGAAAAATCAATTCCGGGAAAATACAATTCTCCAACACTTTCAACTAATTTTTCATCCATTAACATGGGAGATCTTAATGCCTCCCATGTTATTAAAGCACCGTAACCATATTTTTGACTAAAAAGCCATCTTAAATAATTTTTTACTATAGGAACAATACTAACATTTGTGGGATCTTTTTCGTATTCCGATATCACCCAATCTGGCAAAAGAGATTCTACTGTGAGATTATCTCCAATAAATTTATCTTTTCCGACGTTGTAATATTCAGAACCATAGAGAGCCAGAGCTCGTTCCTTAAACAATTCTAGCTTTTGTGCTAAACTTACAGGTAATCTATTAAAAAATAATATCATTGACCGTATATTACTTGCATTCCTGCAAGCACCTTTGGTTGTAAATAATCCATTAATAGAGATTGGTTTACTGAACCGAGACCAGTTACGTATACATTTACGGTTCCAGGTACATCTCCGTTTCTAACAGAAACTAAAGATTCTGTTCCGGTGCCTGGAATTCCCGATCCAACTATAGCATTTTTAAAATCTTTTAGAGCTACACAACGTCCGTAGTTTAGATCAAAGAGCATTTTTGCTTTTGCTGTATCAACAGTGAGACGGTTATATCCGCCAGATGCAGTATATAATACATCAAAATAATTGCTTGGATCACTTATGATTGCATTGTTTGCTGCAGTTCCATTTGATACCACGGCTTTTACGAAAACTGATTTTTCACTTGAAACAGAAGAACTGTTTGCAAAATTGTTTGTTACCAGATATCCATTTCCAGAATGTATTACAGTATAATACTGGTTGCCTGAACTTGGGGTTTGATTGGTTTTTGATACCTTAACCCATTTGGTGGCGGTGCTTAGAGAATTTGCATTATCGGCAACATAAAAACTTATCGTATTTGGGTCAATATTTAAAGGCAATAGCATCGATTGACTATCGAAATCATAGTTTGTAAATGTTACAACGTTTGACCCAGAATAAAGTGTAATTTCAGATGCAACTGAACTTCCGGAAAGACTATTTACATTATAAAAATTAACACTCGAACCATCAGTAGCCTTTGCAGTAAAAATTTGATAATCTGTCAATTCAGCTCTAGTTACCGCAAGAGCTTGCGCAGATTGAGTTATGGGAACCAACACAGAATGATTAGACGCAATCCCCACAACTGATTCTACCAATGTTGCCGTAGACATTGCTGTTTCCGTATATCCAAACTGAGCGTAAATTCCGTTATAAGCAGTAGCCGTGGCCAACACATTTATCAATCTATTTGCCATCGTTCCTTTATCTCTGAATGCAATATCAGTCAAACCCGGCTGGACTTCCAAAAAGCTCGTAAGCGAAGAAACGATGTTATCAAAATCCAA